TTCAGGTTGTTGAAATTGATTTTGGGGCGCGTGTCGCTAAGGTGGAAGGGTTTGGCTAACGTAACAGTAAGCGAGTGGGCAGCAAAGACGCAGGCTAGGTTAGATGCCGTCTTTAAGACAGCCGCACGGGACATAGCCCGCGAGGTGCAGACGCCTAGAGCCAAGGGGGGTAAGTTGCCCGTAGACAAGGCTTTCCTTCGCAACAGCTTTGCGGCAGACGTTAACAGCACGCCAAGCGGCAACGGCAATTCGTCTTATTCTGCGGGGCCAATCAGCATTGTGATTAATCGTGCTAAAATAGGGGATCGTGTTGTATTTGGGTGGGGCGCAAATTACGCAACCTACATGGAGGCGCGGTATTCCTTCCTAAGATCAGCCGCCCAAAACTGGCAGCAAATTGTCGATAAATCAGCACAGAAAGTCAAAACGAGGGTAGGCGGATGACACCAACTAACACAGCAATAGCAAAGGCGCTGTTCGATAAGCTCATAGCCGCCTCGCTAGGGTACGAAATACTAATGCCGGGCCTTACCGGGGGGGCAGCCACACCGCCAGCGTTAGGTATTTGGCTGGAGCCGATGGTTATGCCCAACACAGGCATCGACAACGGGTTAGCACCCACAGACGGCACAGTGCCGCAGGGCTTGTTCCAAGTCGCTGTATACGACAGGCCGGGGCGCGGCATTCTTGAAGTTAACCGGGCAGCGGATGATGTCAAAGCTGCATTCCTGAAGAACGCGACGATCACCGGCTTGGTTCGAGTGCAGCGCAATCCGTGGAGTTTCGAGATCCAGCCAGACGGTGATCGGCTTTCGGTGATTGTCACGATACCGTATACAGGTTAGAATGTTGCTTGGCTCGTCGTGATGACGCCCTGTTTTACCTGCCCTGCCCGCTGATTAGCGGGTTTTTTGTGCTATAATAAAGGCGCGGATAGGCTGGCCAGCCGACAAGCGACTTCACCGAGTCGTTTCCGCAAACCCTTTTCGGTGAAGCTAAACGGTGATAGCTATGATTAATGTTTCTGCAATTAATTACACCCAAGAAGTAAAATTTAAAAGTTGCAATATTTGTGAAAATTCAAAGTCAGCTTCTTATTTCTATAAAAATAAAAAAACAAAAGATGGATTAAGCAATAAGTGTAAAGATTGCGCAAAAAGTTATCAAAGCAAATACTACACAGATAACAGAGAAGCAAGTATTGAGTATAAAAAGCATTACCGTCAGGAAAACACGGATAAAATAAAAGATGCAAGAAAGAAATATTACAAAGAAAATATTGAAAAAATCAGGGAAAAGCAAAGAATATTATCAATTCAATATTACAAAGAAAATGTTGAAAAAATTAGAGAATATCAGAAAAAATACAACCAAACAGAGGCAGGAAAAGCAAAAAGCTCAAAATCAGATAAAAAGCGCAGAGCACTAAAGGCAGGAGCGGAAATTGAAAACTTTATGGCACAAGAAGTATTTAACCGAGACCGGTACAAATGCCAATCTTGCGGAATAAAGACAAGGCCAGACTACAAAAATAAGTCTCATTCAAAATACCCAAACCTAGACCACATTGTTCCGCTGTCAAAAGGTGGCGATCATTCTAAGCTAAACACCCAGTGTCTTTGCAGAAAATGCAACCTAGCAAAAGGTAATCGACACGCAAATGATCAGATGCTCTTGATTGGTTAATTGATAAGGATAATACAATGCAGCCCCACACCGGGGCTTTCCCCACTCCCAAAGCCCCCGCTATTTCCCCCGCCCCCGCATGTGCTATACTCCCTCCAGCAGTTTCTAGGACTGCCCTCGTCGTGACGACGATATTATCCAAATTTGGAGCACACTGATGGCTAAACTTACCAGTACCGGTACAAAACTCTCCGTAGTAGCAGAAGATCCCGCAACCTTTGATGCCGTAGGCTATGAAGCTTTGACGTTTGTCGAAGTTGGCGAAGTGATCGATCTCCCCGAATATGGCCCCAACGTCCAAGTAGTCGAATCAAATCCCCTTGCCACCGGCATCACCGAAAAGTTCAAAGGCTTTATCAATTACGGCTCGCAGTCTATGGGGCTTGAGTTTGATTCCGAAGACGCTGGCCAAATCATTCTGGCGGCTGGCGTTGAAGGAGCGACGAAGAACGCTCAGCACTCTATCAAAATTGAGTATCAAGACGGCTCAATTGACTTCTACAGCGCCCGCATTTTCAGCTACACCAAAGCGCCAGGCTCTGCTAACTCAATGGTCGGCTCCACTGTGCAAGTGGAAATCAACACACCGATTACCCGTGTAGCAGCTACCTAAGTTTAAATAGTTTTGACGGGCTAGGGTAACTGAAAAGCGGCTTCATCCACCGCCTGCCCGTCAACCTAAATTGGATGCTTATCGCAAGGCATGAGATATGAAAATCGCAAAAGACGAAACCAATATTCTACAAATGTTCGACACCGAATCAGCATCTGAAACCGGCTCGTGGCTCCACCTAACCAAGCCTGGCACTGATGGCGATTTGGCGTATGCGGACAAAAGCACAGACAAGCCACTACGCATCAAGCTCAAAGGCCCAGACTCCGGCACATGGACAGCTTTCCAGCGCAAGGCAATGAAGGGTAGCGGCAAGAAAGACACACGCACGGCAAAAGAGATTGCGCGTGAAGATGCCAACCTGTTTGCACGTATGACGCTGGAAACCGAAAACATCCCCGGCTATGAAGGCGCTGACGAAGCCGCGCTGATCGATATGTTTATCAAGTACAAAGATATTCGTATGCAGGCTTTGCGCTGGGTGATGAATCAGGAAAATTTTACTCAGCTGGCCGAGACAGATTAAAGCTCTGGGCTGGACAGATCGGATGGATGCACTCAGTACCGCAGCGCCAGCGCAAAGACGACAAGCGCAACCGGTATGAGCAATACGGCGAAGGGCACCCATACACTTGCACCCCTGAAATCAGGGGTCTGGAGTACCTAGCAAGCGCAGTGCAGGAGCTGGGGTTAGTTGGTCAGGGCGGTATGTCCATAAGCCCGACAAGCTGGCAAGAGATAGAGAGCTACATTCGATTAACTGGATCGTGGCTCTCTAGCTGGGATGCTCAGATGCTTATGGAAATGTCGAGGGCGTATGTCAATTGGCGCAACAAAGGCAGCGAGCAAGGCGACATTGCAGACGACGTGCCCTATATAGAGCGCAACGAGGAAACGCTGGCGGCCATGCAATCGCATTTGATGGACAGCCGATACAGATCAGCCGAATTGACGGCGCAAGCAACGAAGTGAATGATTATGCAGGGAAGGCTTAGGGCTTTTCCTGCTTTTTTGTGGGTGTGATTTGTGCAATGGTGTGTTATTGTTAAGGCACAAATCATAGTAAAGCGATAAACACCCACCAATAAGGAAACAAAAATGAACGATCCAATTTCATGGCACTTGCAGCATTTACTTGAATCCGAAAAGCATGGCGAATTGAGAATGGAGTCAATATCAATAGAAGATAATTCTGAAATAGTTTACAACAACAAAAATGAACCATCTGGACTGGTGAATAGGAAGAGAACAATAACGGTTGATGTTCTTTATTTGGATTAAAAAATCAAATAGATGCGTTTACCCACGCGGCAAAAATGTAAACCCCTACCCGCCACGTGCGGGTTTTTGCTACAATAGGCGTAGAATTTTACAAGACCACCCCGCTGTGAAGCGGCACCGTCCAAACAAGGGAGAATTATCATCGAAGACCTCGCGAGTCTCGGCTTCCGTATAAATACCTCAGGCTTGCGGGGCGGTGCAAACGACCTTGACCGCTTCGGCAACTCTGGCGATCGTGTTGACCGCACATCTACGCGGTTAAGTTCTCGCACCTTTCCTGCCTTAATCTCTGTTGTGGGTGTGGCCGCCGCTGCGCTTGGCGGGCTTACTTTTGGCCGGGTGATTAAAGATACGGCGGCATTTGAAAGCTCAATCGCTCGGCTTGGCGTTGTGTCAGGCGGCACGACCGAACAGTTGGCAAGGCTAGAAAAGCAAGCGAGAGAACTTGGCGCCACCACGCTTTTCACGGCACAAGAAACCGCAAACGCGCAAACCTTTCTTGCGCAAGCTGGATTCAGTGCGCAGGAAATACTGAAGGCAACGCCGGGCATTTTGCAGCTTGCAACGGCTGCTACGATTGATCTTGCGACTGCGGCTGACCTTGCCTCTAACGTGCTGTCAGGGTTTGGCCTAGAGGTGTCACAGCTAAGCCGCGTAAACGACGTGCTGGCAGCTACAGCGGCAAGCTCAAACGTAAACGTGACCCAGTTAGGGCAGGCTCTGTCATTTGCCGCGCCACTAGCCAGAACTGCGGGCATTAGCATAGAGGAAACGGCGGCGGCTATCGGTGCGCTTGGCGATGCCGGCTTGCAAGGAAGTCGTGCCGGCACTGGCTTGCTTGGCGTGATACGTCAGCTTTCAAACGTGACCCCAGCAGCAGCAGAGGCTTTTTCTAAGTACGGAGTTGCGCTTTCAGATGTTGACATAACAACACGCGGGCTACAGCCAGTACTCAACACCCTGGCAAAAGCAGGGATCAGTGTTGCTGACTCATTCACCATATTTGGCAGCGAAGCCAACACGGCTGCAAGCATACTGGCCAACACAGCGGGCAGGGTAGAATCTCTAACCGCATCGTTGCAAGATGCCGATGGCACTGCGGCGGATGCTGCAAAGACTATTGGCGAGACGCTGACCGGATCCATTGCATCTTTGAATAGCGCGTTCAGTGAATCCATATTGCAGATTGGCGACTCTGCCGGGGCCATGCAGACTGTGGTGGATGCCGCAACCGGCGTGATTACCGCGTTTAACGGCATGTTGCCATTGCTTGTTGAATCAAACAAAATCAGCCGAGAGCAGGCTGAAAACTTTGAATTAGCCGCAGACGCGATCACTGTTGTTGCTATTGCTATTAGCGGCAAGCTCGCAGGATCGCTGGCGATAGGCACGGCATCTTTTGTCAAAAACACTGTGGCATCCATCGCCAACAGCGGCGCTGCAATTCGCGCATCCGAAGCGCAGGTTTTGGCGGCAAAGGCATTAATCAGGCGCACTTTTTCAGACAACCAGGCTGCTCTTGCGGTTCTTCGCAGAGCTAGAGTAGAGGCAGCCGCAACCTTGGGGACAAACGCCCACGCTGGCGCTATTGTCAGGCAGACCGCTGCGGTAGATGTTGCAACAGTTACGTCGGCTAGGCACACCGTAGCACTCAGCGCAAACACAGTCGCAATGACCCGCGCCACTGTAGCCGCCGCCGCTTTATCAAGGGCTATGGCATTCGTTGGCGGCCCAGTCGGCGTTTTACTTATTGCCGCCGCATCTCTTTACTATTTCCGAGACGCTTTGTTCAGCACGAGAGTAGAGC